ATTCCTCCATCATCAGGCATATATATTAAAGCGTTGCCGGCTACGATGAGGTGCTTCAGGGCTTCGTGAATAGCTACTCGGTAGGTCTCACGACTAATCTCTTCCATGACTGAATCTTCTACTTGTTGAAGACCTGCTTCTATTTCTGAAAGCATACTTGCATCAGCACCTTCGGCTGCCAAAGCATACTTATCTACATTGAGTCTGAAAAAGGGGGCGTTAGGGGGAAGGAGTGCGAGTAATAGTTTGGATGCTAGGTTATTAGTTCCTCTTGCCCCAACGCCCTGAAAGGGAGTTTCAAGTCTGCTATGAGAACCAAAGCCTTCGTCAGGCATAACGTATGGTAGAGTTATCTTTGCTGCTTGCCTTGCTCTATCAAGGTATTGATAACGCTTCCCCTCTAGGGAGGTGTATAGGCTTTGTGCTGTTTGCTTGCTCATAAATTATTCTTCTTCTTGTGGTTCTGGAAATATTACGTCCACTGTAGTTGTTGCTTGTTCGCTTTCATCAAGGTCATAGCTTTCAACATCCAATGCCCATAGACCATCTATTGTTTGCTCTGGTGCTGTCACATAGCGTGACCCCTTGCCTTCAGTATGAAAGGATAGACCAAGGCTTATGCCCTCCTGCTCGGAGCGACTCCATGCGTCTTCTTCAGTTGGAAATAGTAAGTACATTATGTAAGGTTGTATTGATTTTTAATGTTAGCTTCTATGGCAGGGCGGTTAGCTGATTGATTAGTATCATATACTAAAATTTCTTTACATATTCCTGTTGCACTTTCTTGCGTTCTATAAAAACCGCCTGTAGCACCAGACGCAGATTGACCAGCCATTATTCTTAGGTCAGCAGTAGAAGTTAGGACTGTACTAGAAAATGTATCCGTTGTAACATTTCCATCAACTGAAAACACAACTGCGTCATCATCGTAATTTGCAAACATAACGGAATCTTCGTTTAGAGTTAAAGTATTACTTTGGCTTTCAGATTGAGAGGAAGAACTTGTTTTTTCATTTCTGAATGTTGCAGTTGTTGAAGAAGTATCAACCCTTCCCATAAGTCCTACCGAACCAGAATTATTACCCTGAACCCCTCTTACGCCCCCAAAAAGAACTTTTGTAAAGCCAGAATTTGCAGTTAATTTACCTACCCAAACAAGAGCAAACTCAGTTCCTAGTTCTGATGTACTACGAGGCACATACATCCTTTTTCCGTTTGTAGTATCAGTATGAGTAAACTTTAACCCATCCTGAAAAGTTCCTGATTCAACAATAATAGGTTGTCTTGCCACAGTAGCTTGAGTTGAATCCCTACCATTACCTGATTGGTCATACCAAGTTTCAACGAAGCCATCATCTCCCAATATCTTAAAATTAGAAACAGTAAAGTTTGAGGGAACATCACCTTCAGTAAAATAAAGGGCTACAAAATTAGTATAAGCTGTAAGTGTGGCTGTTTTAGAGCCAGAACTTGTGTATTCTAAAGAATTTGAAGCTGGAGAAGAATTAGCTGGGTCTAGGTTAGTTCTAAGCATAAGCTTTGGAGAACCATTTGTAATATTTATATCAAAAGAAACAGATATTACAGTTCCGTTACTTCCGCTAATAGGTGATGCCGCAAACCCAGTTGAACCTGTGTTAGACGCAGTAAATCCACTAGAAGAAGCATTACTAAAAGATTCAAATCCTATGTTAGTAAACACTCCGTTCGACACTACGTTCGTATTTACCCAATCCTCAAGCGTCCCATTAGATACCTCTTTAGCTAAGAAATCACGCTCTTGGTTGTCGCTCTCACGTCTCACACGAACTACCTTATTGTTACCTTGTTTATCATTGAGGTCACGAAGTGAGTAAGCCACAGCCGCACCTCCAACTACTTTACTAAGTAATGGGCGAGACTCTCCTGCTCTGTCTGAGGTAACTACTGATGCTGTACGGTCTACTGAAATCGGCTCTGAGATAGTACTAAAGGTTGCCATTCCTGTATTAGAAGATTCCCAAGGTCTGTCTTGCGCGAATGTTCCAAAGAACTCAAAGTAAGGGTCAGCATCGCTGTCATCAACAAGAAGCCAATGAGAATAGTTTCCTTGGTCAGCTGGGCTGTAGTCATAAGCCGCAATCTGTCCCCTACCTCCCTCTTGATGCCAAGTAGCATGTGCAATGGCAGATGCGCTATATACTCCACTCATGTCAGCGTGTCCTGCTACGGTTACATAAACTCGTGTAGTAGTTTTATCCAAAGGATTACGCGTAAACGTAGTTACACCTGCATCAATGTCCCTGTTGACACTAATTGTTGAGGTGACTCCGCCTCTAGTTACCGTGAAGGATTTTTCTGGCATAGATTAGTAGCTTATATTTGATCCAGTACCTGAGCTATTCATTCCTACCGATGAGCGGCGAATGCGTAAAGCACTTGCTCCTCGTTTCTTTTGGGTTTGTCTTGCTTTAAGTCCCTTGTTCTCAACTACTTTCGCCGTTTTTGTTGGAGGAGGAGCAGAAGGAATAGGGGCAGGTGGAGCAGGTGGGTCTGGAATTTTTGGGGACATACACATAATATTATTACTCGTCTAATTTAGGGTTTAGTATATTTTCGTTTTGCTCATAGAATTTAGAGCGGATGAAGCGAACAACAGACCGTTGCCCATAATGAAAGTCTAGCTTCCTGTAATCAGTCTCCGTAGTGAAGTCTTGTGCAGGAAACACGCTTTCTAAATAGCTAACAATTTGTTCTTGAATAAGTGGTTCTTTCATATTAGTCCTTAGTTATAAATCGTTTAACTCTTTTGGCAGGTTGCCTTTATCTATCTCAGCTTTGGTTTGCACCAGACACATCGCGTTCCAGATGACAGCACCGCCGTGATCCTCAGCTTCATCTCCCTCCATAAATTGCCACAGGTGTCTGTAAAGTGCGTCTACATAACGACTTAGGGGAATACCTTTCTTCCAGTTGTTGCGTCCATACTTCTTAGCACCGCCTTCAAACCTTAGTGAGGCTCTGCGAAGTGCGTCAATAGGCAACAGAGAAGGTAGTCCTTTGCCTTCCATTGCATCTCGAACTGCTCCTGTATCAAAGTTAGAGCGTTCCCCTGAATCTGGTAAATCTATTTCGTAGGTTTCCATAGGTCTTTTAACGTGTGGGTTTTAATGTCGTAGTCAGTAGTGCGAAGTATGTAGGCAAGTCTAGCAGTCAGTAGTGCTTCAGCTTCGGTCATATCTTTTGACTCGTATATATCAACAACGCTTTGCCAGTTGTATCCTTTCTTATCAAGTAGCTTCTTAGCTGTGATAACGCCAATACCTTTACAGCCAGAATAACCATCAACAGAATCGCCTGCTAAGGTTTGAATCAGATGCCAGTTGTTAGCATCCTCTTCAGATGTATCGTGCATCTCATCCTTCAAGAAGTTGTACCACTTACAAGGAAGAGTGCCAAAGTCCTTGTCACCAGAACAAGCGACGTAGTCTTTGTTATCTGTACAAACAATACCGATTAGGTCATCAGCCTCTAGCTCTGGAAACTTAATGCCGTTGTGTTGATCAAAGACCTCACTTATAAGAACTTTAAGTCCAAGTGGTTTACGCTTATCCTTTCGGTTAGCTTTGTAGTTAGGCTCTAGCTCGTGACGAAAGGTGTGACTGTCGCTGAACGCCATCTGGTATTCAGTTGTTCCTACCTTCTTCAGTATTTTCTCAATGGCTTCATCTACTTTTTGATGAGCCTCGTTGATGTTCATGTGAAGCGTGAAGATGTCATCCTCCCACCGTATCTCTGTCTCCGAACCAAAGGCGGCTCGGTAAACAATCATATCTCCGTCTATTATTGCTGTGTTCATGTGTGCTTTTTAATTGATATGTAGGGTATTTTTAAAAGGTCGGATGGTAACAAAGTGGTAAGAAGGTCGTGCCTTCCCCATTTGGTTCTTGAGTATAATTTATAAAGACTGTCCTTCGCATTGTCTACTGTAATAGTCTTGTCTACTAGCTTGTCACAAAGAGCAATGAGGTCATCACGTTTCACAAGGATGAACCCCTTTGGTCGTTCAAATGCGAAGTGAGTGCAGTCACCATATAACCACCCCTGCTTACCTTGAACATTCTTGAACTCAATCCAGATAGTTGTTTTGTCCTTGAGACTTTTGACATCTACTTTAAAAGAGACATCACAGTGGAAGTCGATGTGCTTGAGTTCGTCTTGAAACTTAGCTTTGATAATCTCAGTCTCAAAGAACGAGTCAATGTTCTCTTTGAATACATCCTCCGCTTTAAAACCTTGTTCACTACACCTCCCTGTTCGGTCGAATTTATTTCTATATGCCATTCATTGTTTGGTTAATGGGTTTCTTTCCAGTTGTTGCCAACTTTATACTCGCCGTCTAAGCGGCACTTAAAACCTAATGTCTCTCCTGCTTTCGTAATTGAATCTACATACTGTTGTCCGAGTTCGTCAGCATCTTCAGCTTTACAACTGAACTGTACTTCGTCGTGTACGTTTGCATGTAGCTCATACATACGTTTAGCAATCTTGTTAAATTCAATTAAGGACTGCTTCATAATCACAGCACCTGCACTTTGAAGTAACAGATTCAA